TGGCGGCGGCGTGGATGTCGCCGAAGTCGGGGACGCACCTGAAACGGGCCATGACCGCTTCGATGTCGACTGGGTCAACGATGGCAAGCTCACCGGTAGCGAGCTGGACGTACGAATCGACGAACGACGCAGTGAGCTGCGCGGCGGACTGCGACGCAGCACGCACGGTTGTCGCGGTTTCGGTGAGGGTGCCGGCGTCGAACGCTGCACTGGCGACCGTTTCTGCGGAACCAGCGAGACGGATCAGGGCCGACTGGTAGGTGGCGGCGAGCCGGTCGAGCACGGCGGCGGAAGCCGCCACGTCACACCGTCTCTACGGCAGGCGCAGGCTCGGCAGGCATCGGGTCGACGCCAGTGCCGGCGACAGCGCGGTTCAGGGCTTCCTCGAGGAGCATCGTCTTGAATCGGGCGATCTGCTCCGGGGTGTACCCGGCGTCCTCCCAGAGCTGAGGCATCGGCACACCGATCGACAGCTTCTTGACGAGCGAGTCGACATGCTCCGATTCGGTGCGGGACTCCGGGTCGGCCCAGATCGTCTCCGCGGACATCGCGTCGGCGCGGGCGTCGCCCTGCGCCTTGAACCCGAGCCGGATGACCTCTTCCCACGACTCGCCGAAATGGCGGCGCTGCGACTTGACCTTCGCGATCAGGCCCGTCTCGGTCGCCTTCAGCGACTCACCGGACGGGAACTGGCCCATCCCGCCGAGCAGGTAATGAGGTGGTGTGCGCGAACGCGAGGCGAGCGACTGGATACGGTTCTCCAACGCTGTGACGTACGCCTTCAGGTCGTTCGATCCGAACTCGCCGAACTTCGCCTCAGAATCAGGGGTCGCCCAGAGACGATCGACAGCAGCCTTAAACGGCGCCTTGTCCTCACCGGTCGTCTCGTCCATCGCGACTTCGACACCGGTCGCCCAACGCTGCCTGAACGCCTGAAACTCCGAGGCGACGATCATGTCGCAAACCAGCTTGTTGATCTGATCCTGAGTCGACGTGACGTTGGCGAGCTCGGAACGGCCGCCGCCGAACAGGTTCGGACGGTTGATGAGCGGCACCATCGGCACTTCACCGAACGGGTTGGGGTCGCCGTCGACCTCGCGCCACTGCGCCGACGAGTCACTCTGACGCCACCGGTACAGACCGTCAGGCAGGTACAGGGTGCAGGCTTCCTCGCCTGTCCATTCGTCCTTCCACCGCTTCAACGCAGCGAGACGGCGGCGGCGGTCGCCGGGATCGCACGCGACGATCACTTGAGACGGATGCTCGACGGTGATCTTTGACCACTTCTCGCCCTTCGCTGGCGGCGCCACCAGAGCGAACGCACGCTCGCAGGTGATCGCTGTCGTGTGGGCGAGGTCGGAGTCGGCGTCCATGAACGACGCCTGCCACATCGCGTGAGCGTCCTCGTCGCCGGCCGGGTCTTCACCGATGCGGAACCCGTTGACGATCATCCGCTCAGACTCAGCATCGACGACCAACTGCATCCAGTTGTCGACGATCGCGCCGAGCATCCTGCCGAACGTCTCGCGGTACTTGTCAGTCACCACCCCAAAGTCAGGATGAACACCGTCGTAGTACCGCTGGAACTGTTCCGCCGTGCGGGCCTGCGTCTCTAGGCGTGGGAGAAGGAGTTCACGCCACCAGGCGGGCGACTGCACGACGTTGTCCACGTTCGCCCTCCCTAGAAGGTCATCAGCCGCTTTGATCGGGCGGGCTTGCGGTTCAGAGCACCTGCTGCGACGGCGTCGCCGCGGGCTTCCCACGACAGGCATCCGGCCATCGCGAGGTCGATCTTGCGGGGCGAGTCCGCACGATCCTTGGAGATGAGCCACAGCGGGTGGCCCTGGTCGTCGAGCATCCCGGTCTGGCCGACACGGCGGGCGTTCCCGACGTGCGTCTCGTACACGTCAGCGTGCTCGCCGCCGTACGACATCGCAGAGTCGGTCATCGCTGTGCGGTACGACTGCAGGGCGAACGCCATCGGCCGGCGACGGTTCGTCCACCACGGGATGACCTTCGGCTTGCCCTTCGGATCAGTGAACCGGCCGACCCACGCGTCGATCGTTGAATCCCAGTAGGGCGGGTCGCAGTACGCCGACCACACATCCCACAGGTCGAAACAGGCGGCCATCGCCTCGTCGACCTCACGCTCGCTGATCTCCCAGTCGTCATCGACATGGAGATGAGCGGGCCGTTCCCACACCTCGCTGACAACCTGATGGCCTGTCTCGACGTCGGTGGCGACGATCCCTGTCGAGTCACGGTGGCGTGCCCCGTCGAACCCGAGCGTCACCAGACGACCGGGAACGATCCCGTCGGCGGTGCGTAGCTTCTTGAACTGCACCAGATCGAACGCAGCGTCCGCAGCGGCGACGACACGGTTCCCGAAGAACCGTTCCGCCTGACCGGGATCGCCCTTCGCAGCGAGCCGTTCACAGTCCGCTTCGATGCGATCTAGGTCGACCCACGGCGCACCCGAGTATGCGTGTTTCAGGATGCGGCGACGTTCACGCTTGTTTGCCCATGACCCCGGCAACGGCTCCGGGTAGTCGATGTGGACATCGGTCGGCGTCTTCTCGATGTCCAACTGGGCGACCGATGCTTCGACCGGGTCGAACGCGTTGGTCGTCGCTTGCCACCGTCCGCCCGTACCGGCGAGGTTGCGTCGCTGGTTGTCAGCGAGACGGTGCCCGCCGTTGCGGTCCGTCCATGAGTGCGTCTCGTCCTGCGCCGCGTAGGTGATGCGCTGACCGAGTCTCGAGCGGGCCGACGCCGTCACCGGTTCGATCAGCCCACCGTTCGGCAGATTGATGCGGGTCAGCCCGGTGTCGGGGATGTCCGCAGCGATGTCGCCGAGCTCGATCATCGGGACGAGCGCCCGCCAGATGTTGTCGGTCTGGTCCTCCGACACCGCGGTGACCTGAATGTGGGGCTGCGGCCACGGCCTACCGACCGGCTCGCCGTTGGCGTCCCACCCGGCAAACAGCACCGGACCTGCAGCTTGGGCGCAGATGTCCGCAGAGGTCAGCGGCCCCTTGCCCCATTTCTGGGGGCGGACCAGCACCGACCCGTTGTAAACGAACGGCGCCGACGGCTTCTCCGGGTCATCGACCGCGTCGGGCCACAGCCGGTACTCCCACAGCAGCCAGTTCAGCTGCTCATCGGTGAGCACGAACCGCTCGCCGGCGAGATGCCGGTCCGGGATCGCGCACGACGCTTCGATCCAGTCAGCGACGAGATACCCGAGCGTCGGGAACTCGCCCTCGTGCTCAGGCCCCCGCCAGGGCACTGGTATCGACCGCCTTCACACGCCGGGTCCGCGGAGTCGACGCCACCTCGTCCCGCTTGTCCGCGAGCTCGTCGCGATCATCGACCACTCCGTGTGGTCGGACATCCGAGGAGTGCTCATGGCCGGAATGGGCCCGCCACCGAAGGACCCGTCGCAGCGACGTCGGCGGAACGCTGGACCGACTGAGTTGGTGCTCCCGAAGTCGGGGAGGCCGGGCGCGCCGCCGCGGTTCCCGATGCCGAAGGCGACGAAGCCTGAGCGGGAGCTGTGGGCCGAGCTGTGGCAGACGCCGCAGGCTGTGGCGTGGGAGCGTCACCGCTGGACTCGTGACGTCGCGCAGTATGCGCGGTTGAAGGCTGCTGGTGAGCTGGGGTCGATGAAGGCTGTTTCTGAGGCTCGCCAGATGGGTGACCGTCTCGGGTTGAATCCTCACGCGCTGCTCAGACTGCGCTGGGAGATTGCCCCGGATGAACTTGACGAGGTCCGCTCTACGCGGCCCACGTCGAAGCGGCGCGCGTCGCTGCGTATCGCCGACACCGGTTCCTGATCGTGGCGTGGCGTGGCGCTGCGTTCGACGGCGAGTTCCCGTCGCTGGGCTGGGACGTGATCGGCTGGATCGAGCACTACTTGTGCCACGGCCCTGGTGACGTTGTCGGCGAGGCCATCGACTTAGACGACGAGCTTGTCGAGTTCGTGGTGCGCGCGTACCGCATTGACCCGGACACCGGGCGCCGCGTGTACCGCCGCGGATTCTTCTCCCGCCCTAAGGGCAGGGCGAAGTCTGAACTGGCCGGGATGGTGGCGTGCGCCGAGCTGTTGGGCCCGACACGTTTCGCTGGCTGGAACGCGCAGGGTGAACCGGTCGGCCGGCAGGTGCGTTCCCCGTTCATCCGTTGTCTGGCGACGGAGGAGTCGCAGGCAGGCAACACGTACGAGAACATTCCGGTCATGCTGGATCACTTGTCGGCGAACTTCGGCGACGAGTTCCCCGGCATCGACTTTGGGAACAGCACGCAGTCGTCGTCGCGCATCTTCGTGGAGGGCGGCGGTGAGGTTCGCCCCTCGACGGCGTCGGATGCGTCGAAGGATGGCGGCAAAGAAACTTTCGTGGTCGCCGACGAGACGCACCTCATGGTGCTTCCCGCCCATAAACGGATGCACGCCACGGTTCGCCGGAACCTGCGTAAGCGTAAAGACGCCGATCCTTGGATGCTGGAAACCTCGACCATGTACCTCATGGGCGGCGGGTCCGTTGCTGAGGAGACTCACGGCTACGCGCAGGCGATCGCTGAGGGCCGGGTCCGCGAACGCGGCCTGCTGTTCGATCACAAGCAGGCCGATGACGTGGACTTGGGTAACCGCGACGAGCTGCTGGAAGCGTTGCGCTACGTGTACGGCCCTTTCTCCGAGCACATGGACCTCGATGGGATCATCGCCGAAATCTACGACCCGCAGTCCGATCCGCAGGACTCGCGTCGCTACTGGCTGAACTGTCCGTCGAGCGCGTCGGATGCGTGGATCAGTTCGCTGGAGTGGTCGGCGTGTGAGGAATCGTCGAAGGTTGTGGCTAAGGGTGACACGATCACGCTCGGCTTCGACGGCTCCCGCGGTCGATCGTCGGGTGTCGCCGATGCGACAGCTCTGGTGGGTTGCCGTGTTGAGGATGGGCACATCTTCCAGATCGCTGTCTGGGAGCAACCCGAGGGTCCCGCTGGCGTGGACTGGCTGGTGCCGGTGGTGGAAGTCGAGGCCGCTGTCCGTGACACGTTCGCCCGCTACGACGTGGTCGGTTTCTACGCCGACCCGTCGGGCTGGGAGGGCCAGATCGCCAAGTGGGAAGCCGAGTACCACAAGCGCCTGAAGGTGAAGGCGCACGCTCAGGCCCCGATCAAGTGGTGGATGAATCAGACGATCAAGGTGGGTAGGGCTGTCGAATCGTTCGCGACCGCAGTACGCGGCGGCGAGATGACCCATGACGGCGCGTACACGTTGACACGACACGTGCTCAACGCCCGCCGACGTGTTGACCGAAACAATGTCCGAATCGACAAAGAACACAAGGAATCTTCGAGGAAGATCGACGCCGCCCACGCCGCCCTGCTGGCATGGCAGGCGCGCCTCGACGCCGTCGCCGCGAACGTGTCGAAGCCCCGCCGCTCGCGCAAGTTGACCCGCTACTAGGAGGCCTAGTGCAGCACGCCCCAGGCTCGCCGTTGTGGTGGGTGGAACGCCTGTCCCAACGGCTCGTGGACAAGACGAACACGCTAACCCTGCTCAACGACTACGCGACCGGGAACCACCCGCTGCCCGAAGGCGATCAGCGGGCGCGCGACCTGTTCAAGTCGTTCCAGCGCAAAGCACGCACCAACTACTGCGGCCTCGTCGTGTCGAGCGTCAACGAGCGCCTCCACGTCGAAGGAATCCGCGCGGGCGGTTCCGGCTCGAGTTTGACCGACGCCGAGTCGTGGGACGTGTGGCAGCGCAACCATCTCGACGCCGACTCGGAGCTGGTGCACGACTGCGCGCTGACTCTGCGCGAGGCGTTCGTCATCGTCGGCGCCCCCGACGGGCAGGCTGTGACGTCGATCGAGTCCCCTTTCGACGTCATCGCTGAACCTGATCCGCTTGACCGGCGCATGTTGCGCGCCGCGTTGAAACTGTGGAACGACGACCTGCACGCGGAACGCCGCGCCGTCTTGTTCCTCCCCGACTCCATCCACTACGCGGTCGCGCCGAAACCGTCGGGCACGTTCGACCGGCTGCGCTGGTACGAAACCGCCGACGACTTCTCGGCTGAGCCCGACACGTACTCGAATCCGCTCGGGCGTGTTCCTGTCGTGCGTTTCGTGAACCGACCCACGATCCACGGCGACGGGCGCTCAGAGTTCGAGGACGCCCTCGACGTCCAAGACCGGATCAACAATGTCGTGCTCGACCGTCTCGTCATCGCCAAGCTGCAGGCCTACCGGCAGCGCTGGATCAAGGGGATGCCGAGCGAGGACGAGAACGGCAACCCGCTCGACTTGCCGTTCGTTCCTGGCGTGGACATGCTGTGGAGCGTTGACGCCGATCCGAGCGAGGTCGAGTTCGGCGAGTTCTCCCAAGTCGATCTGCGGCCACTACTCGAATCGGCGCGTGACGACGTCACCGCGTTCGTCACCCTCACCGGCCTACCCCCGCACTACGTCGCAGGCGACCTCGTCAACGCCAGCGCCGACGCCCTCGCCGCCGCCGAAGCCCGACTCGTGGCGAAGGTGCGCTCCCGGATGCGCTCGTTCGAGGAATCGTGGGAACAAGTCCTGGAGCTGGCCGCACTGTGGGAAGGCCGCGACCTGCCCGCCGACGCCGAGATCGTCTGGGCCGACCCGGAGCGCAAGACCGACGCCCAGCTCGCCGACGCCGCCGTCAAGAAGCAAGCCGCAGGCGTCCCATGGCGTCAACGCATGGAGGACCTCCACTACTCGCCTCCCCAGGTCGAGCGCATGGAGGTGGAACGTGCCACCGATTCGCTGCTGTCCACACTGAACGCGCCACCGCCAGATGCCGCGCCTGCTCAGTAGCAAGCTGGTACGGGCGCACACCGCGTACCGGGATTCCACTCAGGCGATCAGGCAGCGCACCCAGGGGGTGCTGCGCCAGTCCTGGCTCGACCTTCCCGACTACCGTGACGGCAACGTCGAAGCGTTCGCCACGCAGGCGGCACGTGTCGTCAGGGCAGGCCAACGCGCCACCGCCACACTGACTGCCGCGTTCACCGAACAGGCGGCACGCGAGACGACAGGCATCACACGGCGCGGCGTCTACGACCTGTCGCGGCTCGACGCGTTACGCGAAGGCGTCGATCCTGTCGAGGAATATCTGCGACCCGGCCACCAGCTCTGGTACGAGCTGTCCATAGGTGTCGCGTTCGCTGCCGCGGTTGAACACGGACTGACCCGCGCCATGACGTTGTCGGCGACTGACTTGCAGCTCGCTAAGACTGACGCATCGTTCCAGTCGTTCCAGCAGGACGATCGGGTCCTCGCGTACGAGCGGCAGGCAGGCGACAACCCGTGCGACTTGTGTTCGCTGGCTGAGGGCCAAATCTCGAAGGCTGACGAGGTCATGCCGATCCACGACAACTGTGCGTGCGACGCCATCCCCATCTTCGACCCCGACGTCGCAGCCGCCGCCAAGTCGATCGACGAGGTGCAGGCCGTGGCTGACGCACCCGCCGACGCACGTGTCGCGTTCGCCGACTCCCGACTCCCCTCGGACGGCGCGCCGCTACCTGATCACGTGAGCGCCCAGCGGGAAAAGAACTTGCAGATCACAGCGAAGTGGAGCGACCGCTACCGCTAACAAGACCGCCGACCGGCAAGGTCGGGAAACAACCCGCCATGGGAGACACGCATGGAAACGCAAGAAGCAGCAGCACCGGAAACAGTCAGCGACACGCTGGAAACGCCACCACCGTCCGAACCCGCGCCAGTGGACACCGACTGGCAGGCAGAAGCGAACAAGTGGAAAGCGGCGGCACGTAAGCACGAAGATCGCGCCAAAGCCAACTTCCAGGCCGCTAAGGAACTGGAAACACTGAAAGAGTCGCAGCTCTCCGACACCGACAAAGCGGTGAAGGAAGCCGAGGCGCGTGGACAAGCCGCCGCCATCGCACAGTTCGGGCAGAAGATCGCCGCTGCTGAACTCAAAGCCGCACTAGCGGGACTCATTCCTGACCCGGCAGGGGTCATCGAGGACCTCAACCTCGCCAAGTTCGTCACCGACACCGGGGACGTGGACGCGGACGCGGTCGCTGCACTACGGGAAAAGTACGCGCTACTCGCTCCGGCGAAGAACGCGCCTGCTCCCAACCTTCACCAGGGCCGACAAGGCCCACCCGTTCAAGGGCAGCTCTCCAGGGCTGACCTCGAACGCATGACCCCCGACGAAATAACCGCGGCCATGGCGCAAGGACGCCTGGACGAAATCCGCGGGATCACGCATTAACTAACCAGGAAGGTTGCCAACCATGGCTGTCACCAACTTCATCCCCGAAATCTGGAACGCGCAACTGCTGTCCAGCCTCAAGAAGTCTCTGATATTCGGAGGCCCAGGGGTCGCTAACCGCAACTACGAGGGAAACATCTCGGCGGTCGGCGACACGGTCAAGATCACCTCGATCAGCCGTCCCACCGTGGGCACGTACACGAAGAACAGCACCACGATCACGCCGGAGAACCTGACCGACGCGCAGCGCTCACTGTTGATCGACCAATCCAAGTACTTCGCCTTCGAGATCGACGACATTGACCTGCGTCAGTCCGCGAACGGTGGGGCGCTCATGGCGGAGGCTGCCACCGAGGCCGCCTACGCGCTCGCCGACACGACCGACCAGTACATTGCTGGCCTCTACACCGGTGTGGATTCAGCGAACGCGATCAGCACGACGCCGATCACGACCGGCGACCTCGCCTACACCAACCTGATCAGCTTGAAGGTGAAGTTGGACAACGCGAACGTGCCGACCGAAGGCCGCTACGTCATCGTGCCGCCATGGTTCCACGGCTTGCTGCTCAACAATGACAAGTTCGCCCGCGCGGACGCGTCAGGCACAACCGAGGGTCTGCGTAACGGCCACGTGGGTCGCGCTGTCGGATTCGACATTCTGGTGTCGAACAACTGCGTCAACGTCACAGGAGACGACTGGATCGTCCAGGCAGGGCACCCGATGGCTCTGACGTACGCCGAGCAGATCAGCAACACCGAGGCCTACCGCCCCGAGTCGGCCTTCTCCGATGCGTTGAAGGGCCTACACCTGTACGGCGCCAAGCTCGTCCGCCCAACTGCGATCGCCACGCTCACCGCGTCGATCACATAACCCCCGCCACCTAGCCGCGCCGCCTCAACCGTGGCGCGGCTAGGTGCACCCCCACTTCCACACTTACCCCCGCACCCCTCGTAAGGAGTCACACCATGGCACGTACCGCGATCACCATTAACGCGATCAGCGTTAACACCGCACTCGCGAACCCGACCGACACCACCGCCGACGCCACGAACAGCCACGTCCTCACCCCGACGCGGCCGCTGGGCAAGATTCTGCTCCGCGTTACGCACACCGCATCGGGCGCTAAGAACTTCACGGTGAAGGCTGGCGACAACCCGCCCGCCATCGCCGCAGGCCAAGGCGACTTCGTCACATCGTTCGCAGCGGGCAACGTCACCCCCGTCGTCAAGTTCTTCGTCCTGTCCTCGGATCGCTTCCAGCAGGACGACGGCACGATCAACATTGACCTAGAGTCCGGTTTCACCGGAACCATTGGCGCCTTCTCGATGCCAGCAGGCGTCTAGTCGTGGCGCTGTATCGGGGCCAGGGCGGCGCAGAGTTCGAGATTGAACCGCCACGCGAAGGGTCGATGGCTCGGGAAAGTTTCGACGCGCAGGTCGCGTCGGGGCAACTTGTGGCCGTGGAACCTGTTACGGCGGCGGCGAAGTCTGCGCCGAAGCCTGCACCTGTGGGCAAGAAGTAGCGCCATGGCTGCCCTGGCCACTGTGAGCGACGTCCAGGCGCGGCTGTCCCGCACCCTAACGAGCGAGGAAGCGGCTCGGGTGTACGTCTTACTGGACGATGCTTCCGCCGCGGTACGCGCGTTCACAGGGCAGGACGTAGTACGTGGTGAGTCCACGGACAGGCTGGCGGTTCGCACGATCAACCGCCGCCTGTTCGTGGTGCTCCCGCAACGCCCCACGAACGACGTGTCCACCGTCGTTGACATTAACGGCAACACCGTCACGTTCGAGTGGGACGGGCGGGCACGTGTCGAGCTGACAGGACGCAACGGAACCACCTTCGCCGATGACCTCGACGAAGAGCTCCGCTACGTGGACGTGACATACGACCACGGCTACGACGACGACAACGATCCGCGCGGGCGCCTCGACGCCGTGGCGGGAGTGGTCGCGAACGTGGCTGCTCGGGCGTTCGGCACACCCGCCGACGAGACAGGCAAGACGTCGGAAACGATCAGCCAATACTCGTACCAGGTGGGGTCTGCTGCTGCGGCTGGTGGTTTCGGGTTGCTCGCAACGGAGAAGCGGCTCCTGGTAGCCATGTTCTCCACACGCCGCGGCGGGACTATCCCGCTGTGAGCCTCGCCGGGTTGCTCCGTCAAAGCGTGACCGTGTACGCGCCAGCGAGCAGGGACGTGTACGGCAAAGCGACCTGGGCCGCTGGGGTCGAATACGCGGCACGTGTGGAACCGTCCGCCGATCTGCTGCGTGACCCGTCGGGTAAGGAAGTCACGGTCACCGCGAACGTGATCCTCTCCGGCGAACCCACGATCGACACGACCTACAAGATCGAACTCCCCGACGGGTCCACACCGGTCATCGTTGGGGTGGAGCGCAACATTGACGGGCAGGGCCGCACCCATTACACGAGAGTCAGGTGTTCGGGGTGAGCATCAGCATTGAAGGCATGGGCGCCGTCCTCGCTAGGACAGAACGCGCCCAACGGTTCTACGCCGCCGCCGCCGAGCTGCACAATATCGGCAACGACGTCTTCACCAAGTCGCAGGAGGACGTCCCGGTCGGTGAGACGGGCGAACTCAAATCCAGCGGGCACATCTCCAACATGATCCGCGGGCCGGTCGCTATCTCGGAGATCGGCTACGGCGGCGCCGCGTACTACGCCGAATATGTCCACGACGGGACAGCGTCAATCTCCGCTGAACCGTTCCTCGCCGACGCCGTCGCCCACTTCGCCGGGGCCATGGGCGCACGACTCAACGAGGCAGCGAGCAAGGACCTCGGCAAGTGACAGGCATCGCGTATGCCCTCGCCACGTATCTCGACTCGAACTCGTCCACGCTGACCGCTGGCACGAACTTGTGGGTCGGCAGGATGCAGGAGGCTCCCGACCTCGCTGTCGTCGTCAACGAGTACGCGGGCGACCAGCCGCAGTTCCTCATGGGGCCGACCGCGTTGGATTCACACCGGGTCGAAGTGGCTGTCCGTTCATCGCGAGACGACTACGAGACAGGGCGCGCCTTGTGCGAAGCGATCCGCGCACTGTTCGACGCATTACCCCCCGGCACGTATTCGGGGCTCTCTGTGCTCCGTGTCCCCCCGATCGACACGGTCGCCGCGCTGGGGCCAGACCGTAACGAGCGACCACGATTCACGGCGAGGTTCGCCCCCGTCGTCCAACGCTAAGGAGCGACGCATGGCAAGCAGCAAGCAGGCAGGCGCCCGATACCGGGTCCTCGCTGGCATCGACTACCCGCCGAACAAGCGGGCAGAAATCGGGGACATTGTTTCCGACCTACCGGGCGATTCGATCAAGTGGCTCGTCGAGTGCGGCGCCGTCGAACTGTACTCAGAAGGAGACAAGTAAATGGCCTTCGTTCATGGCAAGAACGCCTGCGTGCTCGTGGGCAGCTACGACCTGTCCGCCTACTTCAACGACGTCTCCTGGTCGCAGGAACTGTCCGCCGACGAGACGACCGCGTTCGGCTCCGGCGACAAGACCTACATCACTGGGATCGGTGACGGCAAGATCAGCGCCTCGGGCCTGTTCGATGGGACCGCAGTTGTCGGCTCAGACGTCGTCCTCGAAGCCGCGCTGTCTGCGGCATCCGATTCGGTTCTACTCACCGCGCCCAGCGGCAACACGCTCGGCGCACGAGTGAAGCTGGCCGCTGGCCTGGAAACAACCTACGAGGTGTCGGAGAAAGTCACCGACGTCGTCGAAACTAAGGCCGAGTTCCAGGCGAACGGCGGAGTGGACGGCGGCATCGTTCTTGCTGCTGCCCGATCCGTTGCTACTGCCACCACCACTAACGAAACATCTCAGGACAACTCTGCGTCCTCGGCGAACGGCGGCGTCGCTCAACTACACGTCACCGCCAACGCGACCAGCTCCACCACGATCGTCAAAGTGCAGCACTCGTCGAACAACTCAACCTGGGTGGACTTGGCGACGTTCGCCACTGTCGCCACCACTGTCCTCACCGCTGAACGTGTCACCGTCGCGGCTGGCACCACCGTCAACCGTTACTTACGCGCAACCTCAACGACAGCCGGGACCGGCGCCGTCGTCTACACCGTCGCCTTCGCGCGGCGCTAACTAAGGAGAAACAAGTGCCCACCTTCGTTCACGGCAAGAACGCATACTTCCAGCTCGACAACGCCGCTGGTTCCCTCGTTGATCTTTCCGCCTACTGCGATGACATTGGTTTTCCGCAGGAAGTCTCCGCAGACGAGACAACGACTTTCGGCTCCGCAGACAAGACCTACATTGTGGGACTCGGCGATGCGAAGCTGTCCGTCTCCGGCAAGTTCGACGCCACCTTGGACGCCCACATGCAGGGCGTCATCGCTGCACTCAAAGCAGGCACGAACGCCTCGTCCTCGTTCGTGTTCGGGCCTGCCGGTTCAGCGACCGGCAAGGTGAAGTACTCGGGCGAGTCGATCGTCACCAGCTACGAGGTGTCGGAGAAGGTGTCCGACGTTGTCGAGTTCAAGGCAGAACTCCAGATCACTGGCGCTGTCACGCGCGGCACGTTCTAATGGCGGGCCTACGGGAGAAGATCCTTGCCGCGCAGGACGTGGACAAGGAAGTCGTCCACGTGGATGCGTGGGGCGTGGACGTCGAAGTGCGATCCATGAGTCTCGCCATGCGTGAACGTGTCGGCCAGCTCGCGTCTGACGCTGAGGAAGCACGCAAGGAAGGCCGCGACATTCCGCCCGCGTTCTCCGCGTCCGTCGTCATCGCCACCGCGTTCGACCCGGACACCGGCGAACAGCTATTCACCGCCGACGACATTGCCGCGCTCAACGAGAAGTCGGCGGCAGCCGTCGGCACGCTCGCCGAGGTCGGTGCTCGCCTGTCAGGTCTGACAGACGACGCCAAGGTCGAAGCGGGAAAAGACTAGCCCTCGACAACCGCCGCCGCTTCCTGTTCGAGTTAGCGGAGTCGCTGGGTCGCACCGTTGACGAGTTGCTACTCGGTTCGCCTGCTCACCGTCCCATGACGGCGATCGAGGCGACCGAGTGGATGGCGGTGTGGGAGCTACGGGCAGCCGAACGGAAACCAAAGTAGAGAGGGGCACGTCATGGCAACGATGGACGTAATGGCGCGCCTCAAAGCCGACGCCTCAGGCTGGGTGGCCGGGTTCAAGCAGGCCGAAGCATCGGCACGCAGGACCGCGACCGCTGCGACTGCTGCGTCGTCGAAGGCACAAGCAGCACAGAAGCGACAGGCCTCCGCCGTTAGTGGCGGGGGCCTTGTTGCGTTAGCGGCAGCAGCAGCGATCGGCGCCTACGGGGTCGCCGCTGTGAAGGCGTTCACTGACACGGCGGCGTCGGCGGTGAAGGTGCGCCGAGTCATGGGCGGGTCGATCGAGTCGGCGTCCGCGTATGGGGCGGCAGCGAAACTGGCCGGTGTGGACACTGAGCAGTTCACCAAGTCACTGGGCCTGTTCGACAAGAAGCTGGTCGCCGCGAACGATAACGGTGGCAAGGCTGCGGAGATGACGGCGAAGCTGGGGACGTCATTCACCAACACGGACGGCTCGGTGAAGAACCTCAGCGCGATCCTGCCTGCCGTGGCCGACAAGTTCCAAAGCATGAAGGATGGGCCGGAAGAGGCCGCATTGGCCCTCCAGCTCTTTGGCCGCGCGGGCACGCAGATGCTCCCGTTCTTGAATCGTGGAAGCGCGGGCATCCAGGACCTGCTCACGAAGGCGCGCCAGCTCGGCCTCGTCATCGACGAGCAGGGCGTGGCGAAGCTGTCGGCGTACAGGACAGCGCAACGCGACTTCCAGGGCGCCATGCAGGGCCTTCAGGTCACGCTCGGGTCGGAGCTGCTGCCCTCGGTCACGTCGGCGTTCGGCGCGTTGGGCAGCCTCGCGCAAGTGTTCGGGAAGATTCCTGGCCCCATTAAGACCGCGACTGTCGCTGTGGTCGGGTTTGCTGCGGCTGCAAGCCTGCTGGGGCCGCGTATCTCCGTCCTGGGTGGGTATGTCGGGGGTATCGGGAAAAGCGCGGCAGGAGCCGTTAGAGGGCTGGCATCGTTGGGTGGCGCCATTAAGGCGCTCGCCACAGGGTCACTCGTTGCCGACGCCGCTGTCGCTGGACTGTCCACCGCCACCGGCGCGGCAGGCACAAGCGCGGCCGCAGCCGGAACAGGTTTGGCGGGCGCCTCGGGTGCTGTCCTCGCGTTCGCCGCCGCAGCCGCAGCCGTCGGCATGGGCGTCTCGTATCTCGTGGGCAAGTTCAACGCGACCAAGGGCGCGGCGGGAACGATGGCGAGCACGTTCCTCGGCCTGACCGGCGTGGTGAACCCGCTGGCGCTCGCGTTCGCCCACGCCACCAGCGGCGTAGAAAACTTCGGACACAGCGACGTCCCGATCGACGCCGTCGCCGAGTCGTTGAAGAAGCTCAACGATCAACCGCAACAGCTCGCCGCCGCCTGGTCACGCATGACCCAGGGCATGAGCGGCGACGAAGTGAACGCCGCCAAGGACAAGCTGACAGAACTCGGGGTCGCGTTCTCCGACGTCGCCGACGGCGCCGACGAGGCAGCCACCGCGCAAGCCGAACTGTCCTCAGAGATCAGCAAGTACCAGTCGCTCACCGCGCAATCCACCGCCGTCTCGTTCCGCCAAGACCTCGCACAGTTGAAGGAATCGCTGTCCGCGACTAACGGCGTGTTCAACAACTCGAAGGCGGGCCTGGAAAACCAGTCGAAAGCGTTGTCCATGGCCTCGGGCATGGCGCGCTCCTACGACCAGCAGATGAAGCAGCTCGCCGACGCAGGCCAGGAAGGCTCCGCCGCCGCCGATCAGGTCTCCGCCGCGTACGTGCGTCAGATGACGCAGCTCGCGCAGACGATCCCGAGGACGCAGGCAGGCAAGCAGGCCATCGACGGAATCAACCAGGCGATGGCCGCTGTTCCGGGCTGGAAACCGATCAACGTCACCACACCGGGCGCGGCGCAGGCGCAGACGCAACTCGCGTCCCTCGCCGCCAAGGTCAACATTACCCCCAAGCAGCTCCGGGTCGCGATCAGTCAGGCGGGCGCCGATCCGACGGGCGCGAAGATCACGGCACTCGCGCGCAAGCTCGGCACCACCCCGAAGAAGCTGCGCCTCATCATCGAAGCCATCGGCGGCGACAAGGCGATCGGCGACGCAGCGAAGGCCGGAAGCCAAGCGGGCAAGAAACTCGGCGACGGAGCCAAGGCTGGCAAAGGCCAAGCCAAGGCCGCAGGTCGAGGTGTTGGTGCTGCGATCGCCGAAGGCGGCAAGGCCGCGACCGCGCAGGCAGGCCAAGCGGGTCAAACCGTTGGCGCCGCCCTCAACACCGGCGCCGTCGTCGGCATCCAAGCCACGCTCGGCGCAGCGATCGGCGCCGCGACAGCGGCAGGCGCGCAGGTCGCCCAGGCGTACAAGGACGCCGCCAAGACGCACTCCCCGTCCGTGTTCGGCATCGAGGTCGGCGAAGGCCTCAACGATGGTGTTCTGGTTGGTATCGGATCGACCGCAGCCCGCACGCTGGCAGGTGTTCGCGCCATGGCCACGCGCATCGGCACCACGTCGGGTGAGGCAGCCGCACGTGCGAAGGCACGCGCCGACGCGAAGGCGTCACGCGACCTCGACAAGCAGCAAGAGGCCATGAACAAGCAGGGACTCACCAAGAAGCAGAAGAAGGCAGGCAAGTCCTCCGGCCGCGGTGACCTGTGGCGCGCCGAGCAAGACGCCGCACGCGACTACTGGAAGCAGGTCGCCGACGACGCCGCGCAGGCCGCGCAGAAGATCGAGGACGACGCCGCCAGCGCACGAGACGCGCTCCTCCAGCTCCGCGAGTCCACCACGCTGCAACTACGCGACAGTGGACGCGGCGACGTGACACAGGCCAAGACGGCGGGCAGCGCGAAGTCGTGGCTGACCAACCAACTGAAAACTGTCCTCAACTTCAACAAGAACCTCCAGACGCTCGCCGCCAGGGGGCTGCCACAAGGAATGTTGCAGCAGATCATCTCCAAAGGCCTCGACGGTGCACCACTCGCCGCGTCGCTGGTCAAAGCGAACCTGGCCGACTTCAACCAGATCGCCGCGACAGCGGCAGCTCTGGACACGGCGTCTCTGGCGTTGGGCAACACGGGCGCGGGCCTGTTCATGGATCGCCCCTCAACGGCGGGCGTTACAGCGAACCAGAACGGCCCCATGGCGTTCACCATCTACATCGGCAACCAGCAGGTCAACGAACTCGTCGGCGCCGAAGTGAACGGCCAAGTCGCCCAGATCGTGAACAGGATGGTGTACCGCTAATGGCTCTCACGATCACACCCACCGTCGAAGTCTCCCACGAGCCGCCACGTGTCCTGCTCACCCTCGACACCACCGGATACGTCGGGGACACGCTGGAAATCTACCGGGTCGAGGACGGCACGTTAACGATCGTCCGCGACTCTGAAACCACGCCCGACATTGGCGACGTCACCTGGATCGGCTACGACTACGAGGCGCCCTACGGCACCGCCGTCACCTACCAGGTCGTCGTGTTCGCCTCAGGCGCGTCCGTGGCCTCAGCAACGTCCTCGACGACCACAGTGAACGAGACGTCCGCGTGGCTTGTCCATCCCGGCGACCCGTCGCTAAGCGTGGAGCTGCTCGGGCTGCGACAGATCGGCGCACGGAAACGCCAGATCACGCAATCCGTCCAACGCGTCCTGGGTCGCGCCGACCCCGTCGTCACCGCCGACGCACGCTCAGGCGTCGAATCGTCCCTAAGCATCGGCACGTCCACGCTCGCGCAGAGCAGCGCACTCGCCGACCTCATCGCCGACGGGACACCACTGCTCCTCAACATCCCCGCGTCGCTGGCATGGGGGGTCACTTACGAGTGGGTGGCCCTTGGCGATGCGGAAGAGGCGCGCGTCGTGCCGCAGGTCGGCGCCCGACCCCACCGCCTGCACTCCATCTCGTATCTCGTCGTGGCACGCCCTGAGGGCGACCTCACCCCGCAGCGCACCTGGGCCGACGTCGTGTCCGAGTCGGCGTCGTGGACGGCGCTCATGTCCGCACGTGCCACGTGGGCCAACGTGCTCACAGGTTCCTAACGTGTACGACGTGTCCGCCCGGTTCCTGAGGGCGATCCGTGGCGGCGGCACCGTGGACGTGAGCTGCACCGCTTGGGCAGGCGCGACCCTGCTCGGTTCGATCCCTGTGCTCGGGGGGTCGGTCACCGTGGACGCCTCGAAGGTCGGCGTCCGACGCACCATGACCCTCGACACCACCACCGACCAGTGGGACGCCCTGAGCGCCTACGGCGTGGAGCTGCGCCCCTACCGTGGTGTGCGCTACGCCGACGGAACCGTCGAACGTGTCCCGCTGGGCGTGTTCGGCATCGACTCGGCGCGTCAGGCGTACGGGACGGAAGGGAAGCTGACGCTCACTTGCGCCGACAGGTTCGCCACTGTTCAGCGGGCACAGTTCGAGACACCCGAAACAACGAACGGTGCCGCCACTAGCGAAATCTCGCGGCTCATGCTCGCGCCGTTCGTGTCACCGCCGTCGTCGTCGATCACGGCGAGCAGCGTCGTGGACTGCACGGATTCCCTGTTCGAGCGGGACCGCGCCGCAGCTGTCGCGCAACTGTGCGAGATGGCAGCCTGCGAAGCCTACTTCGACGTGAACGGCGACGTGGTTGTTCGTGACCTGCCATCGCTGTCCAGCTCGTACGTGTGGTCTGTCAACGCGGGCGCCGACGGTGTCCTTGTGTCGGGCAGCAAGGAACGATCCCGGCAGAAAGTCTATTCGGTGGTGATCGTCACCGCCGCCGACGTGGACGGCTTCCCACCGTTCGACCCCGTTGTCGTCGAGGACGACGACCCGACCAGCCCGACGTACGTGTCGGGCGACTTCGGGCGCGTCCCCTACTTCTATTCGGCGCCTGAGATAGCCGACGAAGATCAGGCACGTCTCGCAGGTCGCGGGTTCCTCGACGCGCAGCGCGGCCGTGGCGCTCGTGTCTCTTTGGAGGCGATCGTTAACCCGGCACTTGAAGGAGGCGACGTGATCGCCGCAGTGTTCAACTCGACCACCACCGAGCTGCATCTGGTGGACGGCTTCACTGTCCCGCTGTCCGTGGACGGCGCGCAGTCGATCACGACACGATCGACGGAACCCGAATAGTGGACGCGCTCGGCGAGTTCGTTGCCGCGATCAGCGGCGACTTCGACTCTGAGACGGCGACGTGCAGGTTCGAGCCTGCCGAGGTTCGTTCGATCGAGGGTGTCGCTGCTGACGGCGAAACAGAGGTGATCGTCAAGTGGCGCGGCGCCGACATACGCGCCCCCTACCTCGACTCGTATGCGCCCTTCGTCGGCGACGTCGTTGTCCTGTTCATCCAGGGCCGCTCCCGATTCATCCTCGGGCGCCTGATCGGGGTCAACTACGCCACTGGCGCTGAGATCGAATCCACCGGAAACACCAACGGCGCAGGATCACGCCGTAAACGGATCACCTACTAGGAGTCGCACATGACTACGTATTCGAGCACGTACGCGCTGCCGTCGCCCGGACTCGCCGACGCCCCGAACGCGCCTGCACAGTTCGCCGCCCTCACCGCTGCCACCGAAACCGCGCTGAACACTGTCCGCGACGCGACTGGCGTCAACAACTTGCTGATCAATTCCCGTTTCGAGGTCGATCAGCGGGTCGCTTCCCCGGCCACCGTCACCGGCGCCTCAACCGGCTGGGTCGTCGATCGCTGGAAATGCACCAGCGGGACGGGCGCCACCAACGTCGTCACCCGCACCGCGATCTCGACTGGCTCCTTCGCAGGCGCCCCCCGCTACAAGATGGCCTGGAATCGCAGCGTCGCAGGCAGCTCCACCTCCTACCTTCACCAGCGCATTGAGGACGTCCGCAACGGCGCAGGCAAGTCGGTCACTGTCACCTTCAACGCGGCAGTCTCCTCCGGCACTTCTGACGTCACCGTCTCGCTCGTCCAGTGCTTCGGCACAGGCGGCTCGCCCAGCTCCGACGTCACCACCGTCGGCGCCACCACGATCACCGTGACGACCTCCACCAGCACCCGCCACACAGTCACAATCTCCAACCCGTCGATCTCGGGCAAGACGATCGGCAGCAACGAGGACTCCTACCTCGAGGTCCGCATCAACCGCGCATCAGCGACCGGAACCGGCACCGTGGACCTCTGGGAGCCGCAGTGCGTCATCGGATCTACCGCGCCCACCTACGTCGCCCGCAACCCGCAGCAAGAGCTCGCACTCTGCCAGCGTTACTACTACCAGTTCGGACCGTTCGGGGGATCTCGCTACACGTCGGTCGGATGGTGCTATTCCACAACCGTCCTCTATGCAGTCTTCAAGTTCCCCGTCTCCATGCGCACCAGCCCCGCAGTGACCGTCTCCGCAGCAAATGACTTCACGGCGACAAACTCGGGAGCGGCGTGCAACTCAACCAATGTCACGGGGTCGCACGTCACCCCGGACCAGTGCCTCATCACCTGCACAGTCGCATCTGGCTTGACGGCAGGGCAGGCAGCGATGTTCTCCAACGACCAAGACACGACTAACGCCGCGATCTACGTCTCGGCGGAGCTCTAAGGGGACGCCATGACTGCCACCTACGACTTCAACGCCGCACAGGGCGAAACCTTCGACCACACCGTCACCTGGAAGATCGACGACGTTGCCGTCAACGTCACCGGCTACACCGCGCGCCTGCAAATCCGCAAGCGCCACACCTCGACCACGACCGTCGCCTCACTGACCAGCGGCTCCGGGCTCACCCTCGGCGGCTCGGCGGGCACGATCCAAATCGTGCTCAGCGCCACGGCCACCGCCGCACTCGAAGCACGCCGCTACGTCTACGACCTGGAGCTCGTCTCAGGCAGCGGCACCGTCTACCGCGTCCTCGAGGGCGCCTTCGTCGTCACCCCGGAGGTCACCAGATGACGACAGTGACCTCCACCGAAACCATCACCATCACCGAAGCCGACGGCACCGTCGTCGAAGTCTCCGGCCCACGCGGACCTCAGGGCGCAACAGGGGCGGTAGGCGCAGCGGGTGCAGATGCCGACGTCTCCGCGCTCCTGGTCAAGGCCAATGACCTTAGCGACGTCGCCGACGCTGAGACGGCACGCCAAAACCTTGGCCTCGGTGACGCCGCCAAACAAGACGTAGGAACCACCGCAGGAACGGTCGCGGCGGGGGATGATTCACGGCTCTCGGATGCACGAACACCGACAGACGGGTCGGTGTCCACCGTAAAGATCGTGGACGGGGCTGTGACCCCGATCAAGGTCGGCTCCCGGTACGTCGCCAAAACATCGGCGTACACGGCGACCGCTGCCGATGAGGTGATCGACTGCACCAGCGGAACGTTCACCGTGACTCTGCCGTCTGCGGCAGGGGTCGCGGGGCGGATGTTCACGGTCAAGAACTCGGGTACGGGTGTGGTCACGATTGGCCGCACCTCATCCCAAACCATCGACGGAGTGAACGCCAACGTCGTGCTCAATGGCAAAGGCTCGTTCACGGTGCTCTCAACCGGTGCCGCTTGGATCGCGATTCAAGGCAGCTACACGGACGAGTCTGTTGGTCGGCGCATCTTCACGTGGGATCAGGTGAATGGACGCTGGCAAATGACCTACGGGGACACCGGATGGCGCGACGTTTCCGCGAGCTTGGTGAACGGCTGGGTGCTCGCGGTGGCTGTCAGCTATTGCCTGATTCGTAGAACGAACGGCCAGGTGCAGCTAGTCGCGCGATTGAACCCTGCTGCGGCGACCGCTGACAAGTTCCTGTCTGCGATCACTGGGTTCGGCGGGTGGTCGGGGACGCTTTGGCTGGGCTTGGCTACCTCCTTTGTGTCTGACGTGGGCTCGGCGTGGTTCCAAAGCGGATCGACTGGGTGGGGCTGTCGCCGGGCGACGCATGGCGCGGCTACGAGCGTTTACATCTCGATCACTCACGACGTCGGCGACGGCACGGCCTGGCCCACGTCGCTACCCGGCACTGCCTCCGGTTCGATTCCCACCTAGGAGACTCCATGACCGAACAGCCCCTAGACGCAGACCCGTTCATCCCTACCGGTGTGGATGCGACCCCGGAGCAAGTCGCCGTGATGCTCGCTGACGATGTTCTCCCGGTCGAAGCGCTCACCAAAATGCCGGAACGGCAGTACCCCACGGCAGCGCAGATCACGAAAGCAGCAGAGGCATCCGAGAAGCCAACCCGCGAAGTCATGGACCGGCTAGCACCGCTCACCGAGCAAGCAACCGGGAAGATCACGAAAGCCCAACTCACCGCACGCCTCGACGCCGCCAAGCCGGTGAAGCCGGGTAAGGGCTAGCCGATGGAAGCGCAGCCGATCATCGGGTTGGGTGAGATCGCTTCCGCGCTCACCGCGATCAGCATCCTCGCAGGTGTAGTGATCTTCAAGCCGTGGAACGCACTCGCGAAGCGCAGAGCTGAACGCAAGGCGGCGACTGAGGCCGCGTTCACGGCGATCGCTGAGCACAGGAAACTTCCGGCTTGTCTACTTCACCGCAGCGAAGACCGAGTCCATCACCAAGATCAGCACCTGGGCAGCCACGGCAGCGGCAGCGACCCCGACACTCTGCCGCGTCGGCATCTACACGATCGACGGCAGCGGCAACCTGACGCTCGTCGCCTCGACCACAAACGACACGGCAATGTGGTCGAGCAACGGCGTGGAGTACGAAAAGACTCTGGACGTGGGTTTCTCCAAAGTGGCGGGTACGCGCTACGCGGTCGGAAGTCTCTGCGTGACCGCCGCATCGGCTCCGGCGCTTGCTGGGATGCAGGGCAGCAATCCGCTCATCAATGCCATTGCGCCACGGCTAGCCGGGACAGTGGGCAGTCAAACCGACCTCCCCGCGAGCGTTGCAGTCGGCTCCATCGGCAATACCGCCATTCGCCCGTTCTTCTGGCTCAAGCCCTAACGAAAAGGACACACAATGGGAAAGCAAGCATTCGACCCGGCCTCGATCCTGTCCGACGACGAAAAGGCCGCCATCGTCAATCAGCGCGCGAAGCAATGGGCCGCTGAAGCGTTCAGTCATCAACTCAACCGCGAGGCACTGCTCGCCGCCGATCCCAAGGCCGACACCACCGACATCGACGCCGCGCTGGCGACACTGAGCACCGCCGTGGAAAACGCAGTCAGCAAGGGCGACGAAATCCAGGCGGCGCGTGAGGCCGTCGAGTAATGACCACGGTGGCGGCAATGGTCGAACTGAACAGCGACTGGATCAGCGGACTAGCGGGGGTAGTGGTGGCTTTATTCGGTGCGCTCGCATGGTTCATCCGTTCGAC